GCTTGGGCACGTTGTGCCGATGATACGCCACGCTTCCGGACGCTATACCGGATGCCTTGATACTTTCTTTCTTGAACTCGAACAGGCTTGCATAAAAAGCAAGGCTGATGCAAGATGGTCATTCCTCTTGGATATTGTGCGGGCTGACTTGCCCGAGATAATGGAGCATTACTTTGGCAATTGATTGGGATGACATCCCGGTAGTACCCGACATCAAACCGGAACGTAAGCAACGCCAGCCCGGTGAGCCTTCAGGTGATGGCACGATGGCTAAACTCTATCAACGCCATCCAGAGGGCGGTGGCCCTTACGGTGGGCGCGATAACGCTCTAACCGCTTACATCGGCTATCTGCGCTCTACACGCATCGATTATGATTCGGCATACCCTGCTGCACTTGCTTGGAATCTTCAGTGGTGTGATCCACCGATGGCAGAACACGAGGTAGCAGAAAAGGCTGGACGTGCTTGGTACGAGTGGAAAGATTCCGATCTGCCGGAACTTACGCCAGCCATGCTTCGGGAGCAGTTAGCCCAGAAGGTAGAGCCTAAACGCAAATTAGAGTTTATGAACTGGGCGCAGTTCTGCGAAGCGGCATCAGCTGCGGATGATGCTCAGTGGTTAGTAGAGAACCTAATCACTAAGGGCGGTATGCACTTCATAACTGCACCACCCGGTGGTGGTAAGTCTTGGATTGCTGTTGACCTTGTACGGGCTTGCTACGATGGCTCAATGTGGATGGGTTGCCTACCCGTTACAAAGTGCAACGTGTTGTATGTCAACGAAGAAATGGGCATCGGTCGGTTCTTCCAGCGGTTCTTCAAACTATCTCCTGGTGCTTGTGAGAACGTCCACATCTTGCAAAAGCAAATGGTCAAGCTCGATAACCCGGAGCATATGGCAGACATCGTGCAGTACGTCAAAGACCATGACATTCAGATTGTCATTCTTGATACGTTTGTGCGTGTCCATGGTTACGATGAGAACAGCAACACCGACATGGCTAAACTCTACGATCGCATGAAGGCTATCAACGAGAGCGGTGCCGCCATCATTGCCCTACACCATCACAAGAAGGGCATACACGCCAGTCCAGTGGCTCACGAGGCTATGCGTGGGGCTGGTGAGATTGCAGCTCAAGCTGACCTTGTGGCAACGGTAGAAAACAAAGACGGCATCTACACCATGAAGACCACTAAACAACGCCATATAGGCGAAGAGGACTTTGTGGAAGTGTCGTACCGAATCGTTACAGATGAGGACGGCGGGATGCGTTTACAGCACTGTATTGGTGGTGCTGAGGCAACCAAAGAACAGATGCTCACAGAGCGTGTGTTGGCTGCTTTGGATCAGAATGAGAAGATGTCCGGTAATGGTTTAGCTACCATCATTGGAGGCAATAAACAGGTGGCTTTAGCGTTCTTGGAGTCCATGAAAGAGCAGGGTTTGATACGCAAGATAGACCCTGATTTTGCTCGCAGTCCTTGGGTAAAAGTGGGCTAAAACTAACGGTACAAAAATCGGTACAGTTAAGAGTTGTACTTTTGTACCGTTAGGATAAATCCCCCCTAGAACCCCCCTATGGGCAATCGGTACCGCCCGCATAAGGCGGGCATACCGATGCCCATTATTCGGTGGAGGCGGCAACTCTGTACCGTCTAAAATCTATGTTTGACAATATGCATCGGGTGGGTATATAGTTGGTGTGGCAATAGTGCCAAATGACGGGCGGTAGCCCAAGGAGAATGTATGGGATTTTTTGCACAACACGGGAAGTTCTCGGAAGGTGGCGGAAAGAAGTACAGTGTAGCCGAGCAAGGCATCTACATCTGTGCGCTAATTGATTGCGAAGCAACGCAGGGCAAGAGCTTTGATGATCCAAACGTCTTGGAACCTAACTTCAAGTGGGTATTTGAAACCACCGAGGTAGGCGATGACGATGGCCAGCCCTTCCGCTTTGTTCAGTACACAAAGACCTACTACGGCAATGAAAAGGCAAAGCTGACAATCTTGCTAGATGGCATGGTTGGACGCATGACAAACCAGCAGTTTGCCGAACTGGACATTGAAGCCCTCAAAGCCAAGCAATGGCAGGTAGTGGTCGGAACCCGGCAGAAGATGAATGGCGAACTAACGAACGTCATCGAAACCGTGAAGCCTGTAAAGGTTGCAGCTACAAAGCCATTACGCAAGGCTGTATCTACGGCAGACATTAGCGATCCATTCGAGGACTAATGCGACAACACTACACGGTTGGCACACTCGATGCCTTGGCGGTAATCGAAGACTGGAACCTGGACTTTGTTTCGGGTTCCATCCTAAAGTACCTACAGCGCCAAGAGCATAAAGGGCAGGCAGAGCAAGATAGGTACAAAGTACTCTGGTACGCAGCCTACCTTGTGACACGCTCCAGGGAGTATGCCGACCGTGTAGTAAACGATGCCAAGGAGATAAGCAATGGCAAGGCCTAAGTGCAGTATCGTTGAGTCACACCGCAAGCGTGACGTGGTACTGCAAAGATACGAGGAACTGGTAGCAGAAGGGATGCGATGCCACGATGCATCAAAGATGCTCGGTTATAACCACACCACGATTTCGTATTGGAAAAAGCAGATACTAGACCAGAAGCGCATAGAGATTCAGGCAGAAGTACAAACCATGGCAAACGGCAGTTTCTCCGTAGCACTTGAAAAGCTACGCTCTGGATACATGGTACGACGGCATGGCGCTTCATGGTTTCTACAAATGATAGACGGCAAGATATGCCTGTATCTGCTCGATGGTGCTGGTAACCGGAGATACAACAAGGTTGCATCCTTTGGATCCGCTGATGTCTTGGCGATGGACTGGGAGATTTTCATCGGATGAAGTTCGACCAAGCGTATAGGTGGCTGAGGCGTGGTAAGTGTATACGCCGAACTGGATGGGCTTCCTGCTGCCATATTGAGCATTCACAAGGCGAGCAGGTGAGACACTACAACGGGAGACGATGGGTAGGATATGTTCTTTTGATGCGTGATCTATTCGATGATGAAGGACAACCGAGGGATGATTGGGAGGTAATGAGATGAGATTCGGAGATGTATTAGATGCTCTTCTGGATGGATTGCCCATAACTCGCAAGGCATGGTTAGAAGATGACGAACACAGGATTGTTTTTCATGACCCAACAATCAATGGTTTTGTAGACCGACAAACAGCCGAACTGTTGGAAACACAATGCAAGTTCACATGCTTCACCTATGAAGACATGAAGGCAGATGACTGGGAAGTATGCGAATGGGAGTAATAGGATGAGATTTGGGGAAGTAATACAAGCCTTGATGGCTGGTGGCGGTAACGCTGTATGGCGGGAAGACTGGGGAGGCTCCGTATTCCTGCGGTACTCCGAACTGTGGAACGTCTTTGAACTGCACGGACCAAAAGGACGGGTAACACAGCTGGAAGAACTCAGCCTATCCCCTGGTGATTTGTTTGCTAACGATTGGGCACTGGTTGCTATTGATCCACGAACCGGAGAGGTCGCAAAATAATGCAACTGGTCAAATACAGAATCGCAATGTACGTCAACATCATCGGTTGGCGGCTTGTAGGTTACATAAGCGAGGCAATGGTTAACGTGAATAATTGGTGTACGCAGGAAGAGGTTGCCAAGTGAGCGACATCTCATTCCCGTTTATCCTGATGATTCATTACGTGGCAGACTTCCGGATGCAGTCAAGGCACATCGCAGAGACAAAGTCCAAATGCAACAAGTCTCTGTCTATACACGTCCTGCTATACGTGGCTACCTTCCTCATTGCAGGTTTAGTACACTTTGCAACCGGTAACTATGTAGATGTCTGGAAGTTTGCCGAATATGTACTTATCAACGGTCTACTGCACTGGTTGACCGACTACATCACGAGCAGGGAAACTACCAAGGCATACCAGAACGGTGACATGGAGAAGTTCTGGAACATCGTCGGGTTTGATCAACTCATACACGGAGTTACGCTGTACATGACATGGGAGATATTGAAATGACACTAAAAGACATTCAGGATACGTTCCGAGCATTGCCGACGTATCAAAACGTAGACCTTACGCAGTTTCAAATGTACGCTCGGCAACTCGTTTGGATGCAGCGACAATGGATGCTTGAAAACAAAGACCCTAAAGATGAAATGACCATTTCATACTTGGATAGAACATTGAGCATTGAGCGCATCAATAGCACACACTGGAATCTTGTATACCGACAAGCTGAGTTTCCATGTGGCATTATCTTCACCATGCCGTTGTACACCAATGCAATCACACCAGAAGGTCTAATCACGGACGCAGCAACTGAACTCCACGCAATGATTGAAAAGCTGGTGGAGGGATGATTACCTTTGCACTAGGTATTCTGCTGGGCGCTGGGTGCTTGGCTGTCTACAACGAGATGTATACACGTTGGTTGTACGCTGATGTCAAGAGACGCGCGAAACAGCAAGGCATCACAGAGCGTCAGATGAAAGATGCCCTCGTATGGGCAACCAAAGAAGAAATCGAGGCTAACCTGATTGGCAAGTAGAGTAATAAACAAAGAGATTGAGCAGGTCGCTATTGACCTGCTCAAGCATCATCCACGCAACGCTAACCAAGGCGATGTGGAAGCCATCAAGAAGAGCCTAGCAGTCAATGGCTGGTACGGCTCTGTGGTGGCTAACCTGTGCACAAAGCACATCCTAGCGGGAAATCATAGGGTGATGGCTGCAAAGGCTCTAGGATGGGAAACCGTACCTGTTCAATGGGTAGACGTTACTCCAGAAGAAGAGCTACGCATTCTTGTAGTAGACAACCGGACTACCCGTATCGGGCAAGATGACACCACTAAGATAACAGACATTCTTGCTGAACTTGCTAACACGCCCGTTGGGCTTGATGGTACAGGGTACGGTGCACCTGACCTTGATGCTTTGATTGACAGCCTTACGCCACCAGATGATAACGAATGGGCAGATGGTTTTGACAAAGTGCCGGAAGAAGACAGGGAACCTATCCGGCAGATGACTTTTATAGTTCACGATGAACAGTGCGAGACCATCAACAATGCAATTGATCGGGCTAAAGGTGAGATGCAGGAACATCCAGACAATACAAACTCTAACGGCAATGCTATTGCGCACATAGCTGAGGTGTATCTAAGTGGACGTTAAAGACATCACCCTAAAACCGCTTGATGCTAAATCTGCAAACGCTTTTGTATGTAAGCATCATTACAGTGGCAAAGTAACGCAAAACAGTCAACTGCACATAGGCGCTTATTATGCTGGTGCCTTGCATGGCGTGATGCAGTTTGGGCCAAGCATTGATAAGCACAAAACATCAAAACTTGTTACCGGCACTGGCTTTCATAATTTCCTAGAACTTAACCGCATGGCGTTTGATGACGTATTGCCTAGAAACGCAGAATCTAGATGCCTATCGGTAGCGTGCAAACTTATCAAAAAACACGCACCACAGGTTAAATGGATTATTTCTTTTGCTGATGGATGCCAATGTGGTGACGGCACAATCTATCGGGCTGCTGGCTTTTTACTTACAGCGGTAAAGCAAAATTCAACTATTGTGTTGATGCCAGATGGGAGCATCGTAGCAAATAAAACATTAGCCAATCACCCAGTAAAAAACGAACGATACTGGAAAGAACGTGGTGCAAAAAAACTATCTGGTTACATGATGCGTTATATCAAGTTTATAGATCCAGAATGGGCATCACGGCTAACGGTGCCGGTGTTACCGTATACTGAAATCAATCGCCTTGGTGCCTCCATGTACAAAGGTAAAACGTGCGTATCAAGCATTGATAGTGATGCGTCTGGCTTCCAGCTAGAAAAAGGCAGTGCAAGTCTGACCGATACGCTCCAGGAGGCTACCGATGCCGGGCAAACCATCTAAATACAACGATGAAACCGTAGGCCGTATAACGCAAGCACTAAGGGCTGGTAATACCCGCCGAGCATCCTGCGGTTATGCCGCTATATCCGAAGATACCTTTGCTAACTGGCTACGAGACAAGTCGGAATTTGCGGATGCTATTAAAAAGGCAGAAGCAGATGCCGAGGTACGCAACGTGGCTATCATTCAAAAGGCAGCTGACACAACATGGCAAGCTGCTGCATGGTGGCTTGAACGCAAGCATAAAGCCGAGTGGTCTAGCAGGGTAGAACAGACCGGCGCAGACGGTAGCCCGGTCAAGGTAATCGTGGAGTACGCTGATGGTAAAGATTAGTTTTCACGGTGTCATTCCTACCCGTGCCACCAAGTACTCGGCAGGTTACGATCTACGCTCACCCGGTGACATTGTGATACCTGCTGGTGCTACTGTAGGCGTTGATACAGGCACCTATGTCTCTATGCCTGTTGACCTTTGCGCTCTTGTCTGTAGCCGTTCCGGTTTAGCCCTGCGTGGTCTTGCTGTCGCCAACGCTCCCGGCATTATTGATGCTGACTATACAGACACCATCAAGGTGCTACTGCATAACCGCACACAAGGTGACTGGGTGATTGAGGCAGGAGACCGTATAGCGCAGTTGGTGTTTACGCCTTTTGTGGTTGGTGACGATATCCCAGTAGATGAGCGTACAGGCGGGTTAGGTTCTACTGGGACATAACGTGGACTGAAGCGGTAGAAGTTACTTTTTACCGTGACCGATTCGCATATGTTCTTCATGCGATAAAAACAACTGAAGGTTGTCTATGTGATTGTTGCTTGGATTCTGATCTACATGATGGACAACCTCGGTTTTCAATAACGGTCTACCGATGTGCTGTTCCATAACGACCCGATGTTCTAACGCATACTTTGTGCCAGATGATGTCGTATCGGCTGGATTCAAATAATCATCTGCAACGGCTATAAGGACGTAGCCATCTTTTCTAACTTTCCTGCCACCTTTCCATAAAGAGCATTCAGCTTTCCGTTTACCAAACATAGGATTATCTTTACCAAACCTTTGAACACCAAACATCGGATTATTCTCACCCGACACATCACGAGTCCAAGATGGATTGTCAATGGTATTTTTATGGGTACGGTGGCAACTCTTACTGCAATAAATGCTGTCTCGGCTTGGTGGAGTGCTAAAGGACGCTTGGCAAACAATGCATAACTTAGTAAGTGCTTTACGTTTACTTTCTCCGCAGCACTTGGCACTGCAAAATCTTGGGCGCATACTCGGTGGAGTATCATATTCACGATGACAGGTTTCACATACTCTTTTCATATAAAACATTCTATCATGCGGGTGAAGAATGCCTGATATTAGATTGATTCTGCCTAGACCGCATGAAGGACAAAAGGTAATACTGGCACAGGCAAGGCGATACAACGTCCTTGCCTGTGGCTGAGTAGGTAGACGCTTTGGAAAAACAACACTAGGTGGTAATTTACTTTCAGACCCGGTTCTAAAAGATGCTCTGCCATGCGCGTGGTTTGCTCCTACCTACAGGCTCCTAGAAGAGGCATACAACGATCATAAGCGTATCTACCAGCCTGTTATCCGGCGAGCTGTGCAGACTCCTGCTCCACGCATTGAACTGATAACCGGGGCTGCTATTGACTACTGGACGCTTGATGATCCTAGCACGGTTGCCCGTGGTCGCAAGTATAAGCGGGTCATCATCGACGAAGCCGCTATGGCAAGGCATTTAGAGCAAGCATGGACGGAAGCCATCCGCCCAACGCTTACAGACTACAAAGGCGATGCTTTCTTTCTCAGCACTCCCAAGGGCTCCAACTACTTCCGTACTTTGTACGGCATGGCGGGTCAAGATGATGATTGGATGGCATGGCAGATGCCTACCACCGCTAACCCTTGGATTGACCCTACCGAAGTAGACAAGGCTGGTGAGTCTTTGCCGAGCATTGCTTTTCGGCAGGAGTATCTAGCTGAGTTCGTTGATGCTGCGGGAGCAAGAATCAAGCGGGAGTGGTTGCGATACGGTGATTGCCCTGAAGGCTTGCCCACCTACATCGGTGTTGACCTTGCAATCAGCACGAAGAGCGAAGCCGACTACACCGGCGTTGTTGTTATCAGTAGGTCAGAAGACGGCACCATCTACGTAAGGGACGTAAACCGCACTCGAGCTGACTTTGCATCCGTGCTACGCTTCATTGAGATGATGGCGGATAAATGGAAACCTACCATGATTGGCATCGAACAGGTGCAATATCAGGCTGCTGTTGTGCAGGAGCTGCTAAGGCGCACGAAACTGCCTATCCGGGGCATCCGCCCAGACAGAGACAAAG